CTTAGTGAACGCATATCCAAACATTGCATTAAGTATTGGGAAGCTTAAAGGACTACTAAGATGTTGACCTACTATTGTAGTAAACGTATTATGTCTTTCAGAAAAAGCTACCTTATGAAGTTCCCGATAATTACCTTCTCTATAAGGGGTAATATCGGAATTTTGGTCAAATACTTTCATTGGACCAAGAGCAAGATCAATTATATATTGAAATTTCTCGCTGATCTGATGTGCAGTGAACGGTTTGAGTAATTCTCGCATTAATACTCGAGAGGTTTGATAAAGAATTCTATTCGTACAATTTCTAAGATCACCTGAGTGAAAATAGAAAGTGAAATCCCTCATATTTTGAAGGATATCATTTATTGGACGGATATAATCCGGTCGACTCTCGAACATTTCTGCGCATGTTATTAATGATTTTGTTGCAAATGTGGCCATTTTCTGAATGATAGTGGCACAGTAGTTAAGGGCAGCTTCGTAGCAAGTAGCAATGCGAGCTTTTCCAGCTTGCCCTTTTGTAACAACAAAACGATATAAATAAGCATGTTTGCAATCACATTTTCTTATAATATTTCCAAGGCTATTATATTCACCTAAAGGACAATAGTATAATTCTTCTTCAGGATGTATTTGTTGAAGTAGATCGTAGCAACGATCAAAAATTGTTTGGTAAAAGAGAGAGACTCTTTCAACTTGTTGAATGGGGTCTGAATCGGTAAGTTTCTTCAAAATAGAATTTCCGAGTATCTCCCTTAATGTGGCTAATTGCCCACCAAACGCTTTCTTCTTTTCAAAACATGCTGCTGTTGAACCTATTTTTCTTATAGAAGGTAAAGGCATCATATCATTTAATGGTAATGATTCTGCTAGAGGAGTAATGAATGCACGTTGTAGTTGCTGTTCATAAGAATGAGCTGGAGGATGGTAAACATTCTCCCACTCTTTCAAAGCATCATTAACGGCTTCATAGGCCCCTTCACTAAGAGCTTTATGTCCTGCTCTTATTCTCCATAGCCACTTGCGTGGACATGAGTCTAAGATAGGATGTATCCTCTTCATGTTGGGATCTGGACGGCTATAATTAACCGCTCTTTCTCCGCACTCAAGAAAAAACTCTTTGAGTTTAGAGTTAGCTGAATCAATGGCCCATTCACATTCATTAATTAGGGAAAATATATAATTCCCTAATTTATGAAGATATGAATTTAAATGAATAGACCTTTTAATTCTAAAATCTACGCTCTTTACGATATTGGAGACGAGTTTATGATTATGTAAGAAGAACTCATATTCTCTTTTTTGTTTTATAATATAATTATAAACATCAATGAGAATACCTTGAGTCGTCACATAATCCTCGTCAACAAAATCGATATCTAATTTATTGATTATTGATAGGTATTGGGTTAGCCCTAGGAGGGGCAAGATACGTAGAGAAGAGTTCGACGACAGCTGGGTTAGCCAACTGTCTTTGAAGGTAATCTCTTCCGAAAGATAAACCATTAATGTATAAAAAACGGAGTTGGGTACTGACAAGCCGGCCATTAATATAGCCGACTGAAATGTCCCTTCCGTTAACTTTAACGGTTCGTGTATCTCTAGGAGCCTGGTCCCGAACTTGGTTATTTTGAGGGATTTGCGCACGTTGTTGCGCTGGCTGATTGCCCCCAGAATTATTTCTGGGAGGAACAGCGTTGTTCCTTGAAAAGTTCGGATTAGGTCCTGGTCCCATATTTGACCTAACTGCAGAAGCATATGTGGATTTACTTTGTCCTTGACCCATTGCGAGTCTGCCCACGGACAAAGGAGAGAGATTAGTACCATGGCATTCTTTATAATGCTTGATCATATCTTCATCTTTAGCTGTTTTGAACAAACAGCTTTCACATTTTAACTCACCACTTTTAATTTTTTGAAAATTTGGTGAAGAGTTAGCGTGAGATTGGATATGATGCTGATTGAAGGACGCCACATCATTGAAAATTTTCC